TTTTTTATGGAACATCTCATTAAGAGAGTCAAGGAAGATTCAGGCACTACGACGGTTATACCTGTCGCATGGTGCATGGATCAACTATCCTCCCCGCAGTCCCACACTTTGTACGGATATTACGATTGTAATACCGAACATAAGAGGCGATACTGCAGAGGATGGGATATCCCTGACTTCCACAGACGACGGAAAAGAGGAGAGCTACTACCACAGACTCCGTGGGACCAAATTGAAATTTATGGTTCCGCTTCGGGGTATTATAGTAGTACGCAAGGAACCCCTGCTGGGGGACCTCACACAACCGTCCAACGGTATTATTCTGATACCGCTGGCGATTGGACACTCTCTCTTCCTTCCACCTGGCGCGTAACAGAAGAAGAAGTTTCAGAGCTAATTCCAGCTGCATACGATATGTATGTAACTGAAGCAGCCGCGAAAATTTATTCTTCTGGTTATGACGCTCTCACGGCGATCGCTGAGTTAACAGAGGTCAGAGCCATGTTCACGTCCGCAGCTAAAAAGCTTTGGCACTTGGACTTTCCAAAAAATTGGAAGACTCTTGTATCTGCTTGGCTCGAGGGTCGTTATGGTTGGAGAACGTTCTTCTACGATCTTATATCGTTGAATGAAGCGATTCGCAACTTTGACGAGACTCGAACAAGATTCTCAGAAAGAAGTGGTAATACACACACCACTTCTGTTTTATCGTCGACCACCATAGATCACTCTACTTGGGGTTATGATTTAGTTCAAAATACAACCTCAAAGATATCTATGCGTGGGTCTGTGGTCGCTGATATTGTAGTACCGAAATTCCAATTCAATCCTTTACAGACTGGTTGGGAGTTAATTCCTTTCAGTTTTGTTATTGATTGGTTTGTGAACGTAGGGAGTGCATTAGCTGCGATCAATTTTGTTACCTTCTCTACGAAGTATTCAGCCAGTAAGGGGTACAAGATATCTATTTGTCGTGAAACCGCTACTGCCAATATTTGGTATAACGGTGGAAAGGCATTTGATTTTCTTGACTTCAATTTCTGGATGAACGCTAGAAGTGAAGGAACGATTGAGAAGCGAGTCCCTTGTGGTGTACCCATACTACCGTCTTCAATTGTGAAGCTTAATGCATGGAAGGTCGCTGACCTACTTGCACTGCTATCACAAATAAAATGGAGGTAAGTATGGCGGCAATGACTACTGCCCTCACCGAATTCGCCAATAATGGGAATTCACGCACGTCAACGATAACAGGCCATACGGCTGTTAAGCCAAAGCTGGTGATCGAAAAACGACGTGTCCCGGAAGGAAATCAAGTTATCGCGGAATACAGTTGCAAAGTAATTGAAGCAACTGACGACCCTGATGGCTTGGTTCTCTCCCAAAAGGTCACCTTTGATGCTATTGTCCGATACCCGTTGCAAGGTGAGTCAGCTATTATTACAGCTGCACTTGCCGTCTTCCGCGATATTATCGCCGGAGATGAGTTTGCAAATAGTATCACTACCCAGGAGTGGTTATGATTGCAGAAATCTTCACATTTTTAGATAAATTGTATAATCTAATAATGGAATTTTTACGCCTTCACAACCCATCCTGATGGCATTCAAAGGAGGTACTCACATGAGACCTATCGATACAGTGCACGACATATGTCGGCATTATATCAATGACCAATGTGATGTTGACCCCGAAATTATACTCCGAGTTGACGGCATGCGCCGTGCACGGAATATTTCCGGGTTAGCATCATGCTCCCTTCACTTCGATTGTGCGAAGCATTCAATCGTCGAGTGGAGGTTCCTCAGGCAAGTGGAAGGATTCTATAAAAAGAACCTGCTCTTGTCCGATAACGATATATGTTTCAAGGCCGCTTCCGACAACTTTGTTGAATCGGAAGCTTTATGCAGTGAAACAAATGTCCGCTTAGCTTACTACATGAAGCATAGGGGTCGATTAGACCCTACGCTTTCTATGCAGATTGCTAAGATGGAACGCTTCATCGTGAACGTTCTGGGGGACCACACTCGCTTCTTAAGTGCTTTGCCGCATTTAGTGAAGGTGACTCCGGGAGCAACAAGTTACTCTGCTCGAAAAGATAGTTTACCTCAGCTTAAGATGAAGACTAAACTCTTCTGTACAAGAAGAGCTCGTCCTTATCTTAGCGTCATATACCGTTATTTCGGTTTTGATGAGCCTGAGTTTAAGCTAACACCTTCGAACAGAGTAGAGCTAGTGCCGAAGAACTGGAAAACACATCGAACTATCGCATGTGAGCCTGAAGGAAATTTACCCCTCCAGCTCGCGTTCGATACTTATGCCAAAGGCAGGCTTCGCCGCTTTGGGATCGATCTGTCGAACCAGTCGAAAAACAGGATTCGTTCCAAACAAGGTTCTATCCACAACAATTTTTGTACAGTGGATTTTGCCTCTGCATCAGACACCATTAGCTATAATGCTGTCAGCTGGTTATTTCCAGTTGATTGGTATAAGTTTTTGGCCGATGTACGCTCTCCTTTCTATAGGGGGGTGTTTGGTGATGGAACTTACTCTAAGTTCTCCTCAATGGGGAATGGGAGTACATTTACCATCGAGACGTTACTGTTTGCTGCTGCGTGTCATGCCGTTGGTTCTCACGATTTTCTGGTATATGGTGACGATGTCATCATTGAACCAGATTTCTATGAGGCCTTTGTGAATTTGACACGGTTCCTAGGTTTTCGCATAAATGAATCAAAGACATTCACTGACGGCCCATTTCGGGAGTCATGTGGTCTAGATTCATTTAATGGTGTGGATGTGACTCCAGTATTTGTGAGAAATATAGACAAGCGTAAAGCTTCGCTCTGTCATCTCACAAATTCGTTGCTCACAATCTGTTTTCCAGAAGGAGAACTTGCAGCGTTTCTTCGAAAATTAGTGATCGAAGAAAAACTGCCGCTTGTTCCTTTTCAAGAAAACACCTTATCTGGTGTCTTTATTGACCCAAATGAGGCACGCAGCCTAGGAATTCTCAGAAGTTTGCGATACAAAGGGAACCACACTTACATCGAGCGGTTTCGCGCATACGTTCCAGTAGCGTCTGTGCGTCCGTTCGTTGATGAGCGTGGTTACTATCTCTGGTTTCTGAGGAAGAACTCACAAGTTCTTTTCTCGCAGCCATGGGATAGTGCCTCTGTTTTTCGCGATATGACTTCCGAGACATCATCGGCACTCGTTTTCGACCACACTTACGTGCGGAAACGAGTCTGCTGGCATTCGCCAGCGGAGGCTTCACCCAGTCACCTTAGTTGGTGGTTGGACTTCTTACATTCGCGCTGA